TGGCTACTATGTTGCTCAACGTGCAGGAATCGGTATCAACGCAGGCAGAATCCGTGGCATCAACAGTAAAATCCGAGACGGAGAGGTTCAACACACAGGTGTGGTCCCCTTCCTCAAAAAGTTTGAAAGCACTGTCAGATGCTGCACACAAAACGGCATCCGAGGTGGCTCAGCGACTGTCCACTTTCCTATCTGGCACCAGGAAATCGAAGACATCATCGTTCTGAAGAACAACAAAGGCACCGAAGACAACCGAGTTCGTAAACTCGACTACAGTATTCAACTCAGCAAACTTTTCTATGAGCGTTTCATCGAGAACGGAATCATCTCCCTCTTCAGTCCTCACGACGTACCAGGTCTGTATGACGCTTTTGGCACTCCTGAGTTTGATGATCTCTATAAGCAGTATGAATCTGATGGAGTCACTCCAAGAAAAACTGTCCGTGCTCAAGAACTGTTCCTGGACATCCTGAAGGAGAGAGCAGAGACTGGTCGTTTGTACATCATGAACATCGACCACTGCAACTCACACTCGTCCTTCAAGGACAAGGTGAACATGTCGAACCTGTGTCAGGAGATTACACTTCCTACCGACCCCATTCAGCACATTGATAAGACTGGCGAGATTGCCCTGTGCATTCTGTCTGCTATCAACGTTGGCAAACTGAAGAACCTGGACGAACTGGATGAACTCTGTGACCTTGCTGTAAGGGGTCTGGATGCCTTGATTGACTATCAGGAGTACCCAGTGTCTGCTGCTGAGCAAAGCACCCGTAATCGCCGTTCTCTGGGCATTGGTTACATCGGTCTGGCACACTACCTTGCTAAGAACGGTGCAAACTATGACAGCACCAAGGCACATGACCTGGTGCATAAACTTACTGAGCGTTTCCAATATGCTCTGTTGAATGCATCTAACCGTCTTGCAATGGAGAAAGGTCCTTGCGGTTACTTTGGTAAAACTAAGTACGCAGATGGAATCCTTCCGATTGATACATACAAGAAGGAAGTAGACGAGATTGTACCGAATGAGCTTCAGTGTGATTGGGAGTATCTTAGAGAGCGGATTCAACAATACGGTCTTCGGAACTCAACACTGTCCGCACAGATGCCTTCGGAGAGCAGTTCCGTTGTGTCAAATGCAACCAATGGAATCGAACCACCTAGAGCATACCTGTCCGTTAAGAAGAGCAAGAAAGGACCCCTCAAACAAATCGTCCCTTCTTACACAACTCTTAAAAATGCATACACTCTTCTATGGGACATGCCTAATAATGATGGATACATCAAAGTTACTGCTGTAATTCAGAAGTTCTTTGACCAGGCAATCTCTGGTAACTGGAGTTATAATCCAGAAATGTATCCTGACAATGAAGTGCCAGTGTCTGTGATGGCAAAAGACCTTCTGACAACATACAAGTATGGTTGGAAGACATCTTATTATCAGAACACATATGATGCTAAGAAAGATGGTGACGACGAACCTGCAAAGGAAAACGTTGACGAACTTATCCAACAACTGCTAGAATCCGAGGAGGAAGATTGTGAGTCCTGCAAGATCTGAAGTAAACCGAATGACCGTATTTAACAGCAACAAAGTAGACACAAAGAAACAACCTATGTTTTTTGGTCAACCTCTGGGAGTCCAGAGGTATGACTCTTATAAGTATCCTGTATTCGACAGATTGACCCAGCAGCAGTTGGGTTACTTCTGGCGTCCTGAGGAAGTATCACTTCAGAAAGACCGTGCAGATTACCAAACTTTATCGCCAGAGCAGAAGCACATCTTCACTTCTAACCTTAAGTACCAAATCATGCTGGATAGCGTACAAGGGCGTGGTCCTGGGATGGCTTTTATCCCTTACTGTTCACTCCCTGAGTTAGAAGCATCGATGCTGGTCTGGGAGTTCATGGAGATGATTCACTCCCGCTCCTATACTTACATCATTAAGAACGTGTACCCTGACCCCAGCGAAGTGTTTGACACTATCCTGGAAGACGAGAAGATTCTTTCTCGTGCATCTTCTGTTACCCAGTCCTACGATGATTTCATCGAGTCTGCTCATCAGTATGATGGTGGTACTATGTGGCAACTTGCTACTGAAGGACATCCTACGGGTCAGTGGGAGCGCATGGAGTTGAAGCGTAAACTGTATCGTGCAGTTGCTAACGTAAATATCCTGGAAGGTATTCGTTTCTACGTTTCGTTTGCATGTTCTTTTGCCTTTGGTGAGAACAAACTCATGGAAGGTTCTGCAAAGATTCTTTCTTTGATTGCTCGTGATGAGTCGCAGCACCTTGTACTTACTCAGAATATTTTGAACAAGTGGAAGGAAGGTGATGACAAGGAGATGCAACAAATTGCATCTGAGGAAGAAGGATATGTAAAGACCATGTTCCAAACTGCAGTCGATGAAGAGAAAATGTGGGCAGAATATCTGTTCAAAAACGGTTCTATGATTGGACTTAATGAACGTTTGTTACACAATTACGTTGAGTGGATTGCTAACCGTAGAATGAAATCCATTGGTATCAAACCGATGTTTGACATTCCTGCTAAAAATAACCCTCTGCCCTGGACAGAGCACTGGTTAAATAGTAAAGGACAGCAAAACGCACCTCAAGAAACGGAGATTGAATCTTATGTCATTGGAGGAATCAAACAAGATGTCAAATCAGACTCCTTCGCAGGGTTCGCCCTCTGACCCTCGTAATGAAGATGACTATGATACCTGGGAATATGGTACTGAACCTGTCCCAGGTGACCATACATGGGCAGATAAAGTCTATCTAGAAGCAGCAGAGACGGGTTGGGATGACCTTATGGACAAGGCAGACCAACCAGGTAATCCATTTGCAGAACAACTTTGGGAAATGGAAAAGAAAAAAGCACGTCAGCAGCAAGAGAGAAACACTCGTCACAGTGTTGATAAGAGTCAAGACTTCATTGACTCTGGTATGACCCTCATCACAGATGTAGAATCTGACAAATATCTTAAGAGGGTTGATAAATAGTATCGTTAGTGTTATACTAACCATACGTTCATCCCATTCGCTGTTTGCGAATAGCGAATAGGACGCAAGTAAGTCGCGGAACGGAGCGTTCATCCTATGTTATCACTAGCTTTGATTTTCTTTAGTCATGTTCCTCCTGAGGATTTCCTTAGGTGTGAAGACTATCAATGGTTGAAGCAGGGATTGGAAGAGACAACTCTTTTTACTCCTGCCGAAAAATCTGATATCTTAATCCATTGGATTAATCATACAGACCCCCATTGTTTTGATAGCAAGGACGCAAACGACTGAAGGAACGGGGATTAAAAACCTCATTTCTTTAGGAGACCTACAATGAACACACTTACTCTCATCAAGAAGCAGATCCAGAAAGCAGCAGCACTGCACGATGCACAAATCTCCCACACCGCTTATCGTGGTGTAGTATATGAGTGCAAGCAAGGTGCTGAAGAAACTCATGGAACCTTCTGCTATCGCGGTCACACTTATAACAAGTGATGGATTATCGATATCACACTGATGATATGGATGCAAGTAACAGACCACCAGCATGTTATCAACTCAAATATAGAGGTGTAACATACTGGTCCTGTTACAAAATTCACTTGGATAAATATTTTGAACAACTTTTATCAATAGAACCAATCTATAATAAAAAGTAAATGTTTCAATATACACACAAAGCACCCATTAGGGTGCTTTTTTGTTATTCTAAATAGCTGTAACCTATAAGGAGAGTCATGAAAATCTTTCTGGACTGTTCTGACCCAGAGCTTATTGCCTCTGCCTTTGAGACTGGATTAATTGATGGAGTTACAACAAACCCCAGTCTCATGCTCAAAGCGGGTGAAGACCCCAAGAGTGTAATCAAGGAAATCTCTGCAATCTTCCCATGGAATGCTTCAGTTTCTGCTGAAGTAGTCGGGGATACTGCTGAAGAGATGCTTGATATGGCGCAGGATTATCTGGACATTGGACCAAACATCACTATCAAAGTTCCTTGCACAGTAGAAGGTCTCAAAGCATGTAGAGAACTGGCAGACGACGATGTACATGTAAACGTAACACTAGTATTCACCACGGCACAAGCATTACTTGCTGCGAAAGCGGGAGCAACATATGTTTCACCTTTCGTTGGGCGTGTATTTGACCAACATTGGAATGGTATTCACTTGATTGAGGAGATTGCAGATGTTTTCGCTACCCATCAAGTTAAGACTGAGGTACTTGCTGCTTCTATTAGGGAGGCTCACCAAGTATCCGATGCCTTTAGAGTGGGTGCTGACGTTTGTACTTTGCCTCTACCAGTCTTCTATAAACTCTATAAGCATATTCTTACCGACAAGGGTCTAGAACTGTTTGACAGGGACTGGAAGGCACTGCAGGAGGGTCTGTGATGCGTGGACAGGTGACTAAGATTGATGTTGAAGCATTCCTCTATAGAATGAAGAATGAAATGTATTATGACCACCCCGATAAAACTGGTGAGTGGCATCGGGGTGCCAACTATACATTGAATGAAATGTTGGAATATCTCAAGAGGTATCGAGCATGAACAAAGACCATTTAAAAATCCTCATTAAAGACCTTGAGTTTCTTCTTAATGAACTCAAGGCAGAGGTATACTCCGACACAGAATCTTACCTAGATAAAGAGAATGTGAGACGAGTTCGTATTGAAGATGACGACGGAGAAACAGATTGATTATGAAAATCCCTGGACTTACAACGGCACTCCCTTCACTAGTGAGGATATTGGTGATTACTACGGCTTTGTGTACCGTATCACTAATATCAGCTCGGGTAGGGT